TAATTTAGATATAGATGATACTTTAGAATTAGATTTTGATTTTCTTAGAATTGAAGGAAAAAACGTTTTTGATTATTGTGATATTCCTAATATTAATTATTATCAAAGAAATGCTCCTTTTGGATTCGTTACTGATATGAACAAAGTTCAATTACAAGATTATAATTTTGAAAAACTATATCCTATGCCTAATTATAAATTAGCTGTTGCTAATTCTGTAAAAGATAATCGTATTGGTGTAGGGACATGTATAGTTATTGATAATAAATATGATCTTTTTGTTAATGCTACTGAAAAGAAAAATAATGATATTAATTTATATAGAGTTTCTTTAGTTAAAGATAATCCTAATATATATAATAATAATAATAAAACTCTTATTAAATTTACTGATGTTTTTTATAACAAAAATAATACTGGAATTATTAATACTGGTCTTAATGGCGTTTATACTTATAGTGGCACTATTATATATGCCGATACAGGTGTTGTATTTAATGAAACAAATGGTATTGCGACTATGCAAAATGCTGAATATCAATATTATCCTACTACTGTTTCTCCTGAGCATAATGAAACTTATGAAAATGATAGACCATTTATGTGTTATTTACAAATGCCTGTTATTGATACAGTTTTTCATGAAAGTAAATGTTTTAAAAATGAACCTAAACCTCAATCTTATGTAACTAAACCTGCTTCTGAAAATGATAGTGCTCAATATAGAACAGGCTATATGGTTACACCAGCTAACTCTATTGATCTTTTTGAAAATAGACAAGGTAGTGCTGACCAATTTAATCCTAAAACTTATAGTAATTATAGAGAAGATATTAAAGATATTGATGTTTATAGTAAAACTATTCGTAGAAGTAACGTTATTCAAGATGAATCAAGAGAAAATAGTTGGCGAAAGTTTTCTTTAGAAGCATATAAAAATATTACCGAAAATAAAGGTATTATTATTAATTTAATTGGAATTGGTAATTTAGTTTTAGCTCATACTGAACATAGTCTTTTTATGTTTGATTTAAATAATGAACTTAAAACTATTGACCAAAATATTCAACTTCATCAACCAGACGCTTTTGATGTTGCTTATAAAGAAGTATTTACTTCTGAATTAGGTTATGGAGGTCTTCAAGATAAGCGAAGCGCTATTGTTGACCAATTTGGCTATATATTTTATAATAATGACGATAATAATATTTACAGATTTGATAATAACCAATTAGCTATTATTAGTAACGATATTGTTGAATGGCTTATTAAAGCTAAACCTAATAATGTAAGATTTGCTCATGATATTAGAAATAATCGTTTACTTATTAAATTTGATTATGATATATTTAGAAAAAATGAAGATAATAGTACTTTCACTCAAAAACGTAATTTAGTTCTTAGTTATAATTATAAAACTCAAAATTTTATTTCTACTCATAGTTATTATTTTAGAGATGCTTATAATAGTAAAAATAGAGTTTATTTTATTAATGGTTTTCGAAGCGGTAATTTAGTATATGATACTATTTATAATTTTACTGAAGCATTTAATAATTATTGTACTTATGCTAATATTTATGGTTATGCTAATGCTGTTGAAAGATTTAATAATAGTTGTAAACTGTCTTTTATTATTAATGAAGGATATGACATTGTTAAGTTTTTAGAATATATTACTTATAAATTATATAAAGTAGATGAATCTGTAAGAGGCGATGTTCCATTCCCCGTAAAGAAATTAGATACTCCTTATGCTGGTCAAATACTTAGAGTTTATAATGACAATGTTAACACTAATGATATAAATATTACTGTTGATAACGAAAGCATTGATCCTAATGAACATAAAAATATTTTTGGTAATTATAAAAAACCTTATTGGGATTTAGGTAATTGGAATTTTAGTTATCTTAGAAATATGATTGGTAATGAAGGAGATCAATCTGCTGCTGTTATGAGTAGACTTTATGGTAATTACTTTATTGTTGAATTTGAATTTTTAATGCAAGATAGACGTATTGATTTTGAATCTCTTAGTTATAAAATAAGTAAGTTATGAAAAATAAAATTGTTAAACGTGATAAAGCATTTTTAGGTAGTATTATAGGAGCTGTTGGTGGTGTTATAGGTTCTGCTATTGGTGCTGCTAAAAGAAGAAGAGCAGAAGAAAAGGCATTTAAAATGCAGCAAGAAGAACAATATAGACAAGATAATTTAGCGGCTGCACAAGCTATGACTCAAAGTTATGCTAATCAAGATTATGTTGATGAATATAAAAAGAAAGTTGTTTTAAAAAATGGTGGAAAAATGAAAACTAAACAAGATAATTATACAGATAGAATTAAAAATCAAAAGAAATATGCTTGTGGTGGTAGAAAGAAAGCTAATTTCGGTTCTACTATCGCAAATCAATTTAGTGGTAATAATCTTAACGATACTGTTGGAGGAATTGTTTCTGGTATTGGATCTGTTGCTAATAGTTTAATTGGCGGTCCAAGTACTCCTAAAATGATTAAAAAAGCTGATGGTTTTGATTATGAACAAAAAACTTCTATTACTCCTAATAGTTATTCTTCTACTCAACCTGTTACTCAAAATGTTAATCAACAAGTTCCTAATAATAACCAATACTCCGATAGACTCGCTCAAATGAAATTGGGAGGCTGCAAAGGCAAGAAAAAGCGTAAATAATAGCTGTTATCAGCTCTACATTGATTTTAATATGCTTTCTTGTATAATTAATCAAATTCAATATAAGATAACGTTATAAGGCTTTATATAACGTCAAAATATACAATATAACAGATTATGAGTAATAAAAGACTTAGACCTAATATAGTTCGTGGTGGTATTGCTATACCTATTCCTAATAAAAAGAATTATTACTATATGAAAGGTAGAAAACATGAACAAGGTGGTATTGATATTGGTAAGAATCCTCGTACTGGTTTAGAAGTTGAAGATGGAGAAGTTATGCATATATCTCCTACTGAAGTTAAAGTGTTTAGTTCTGTTCCTTTTCTTAATGGTGAATCTCCTGCTGAAAAAGTTATGAAAGGAAATAATCCTAATAAAGTTTTTAATGCTCAAGAAAGATATAAAGATGTTAATAATATTAACGATGATGGTACTAAGAATAATCGAAATAGAAAAAATAAAAGTAGATATGGTACTAAGAAAAATGGTTTTGAAAAAATTAAAGAAATGCAAAGTTTAGCAAATAATGTTTCTACTTTAGAAAATCCTATTATTAGTCCAGATTATACTCCTTATTATGATACTACTGAAGTTGGTAAATTAATTAATCATTCTGAAAATCCTGATAGTATAGGTTTTGATAAAGTTACTCGAAGATGGTATGCTCCTAAAGGTAAAGATCTTGACGAAGATAATTTTGGAATGGGAGTAGACAGATATACAGGAGGTAATATTAATGATAAAATTAAAAAAGATTCTAAAGGAAGAGAATATATTACTGAAGAAGATGAAAGAGATTTAAGATTTAAAAGAATTAAAAGTGCAAATCAAAGTGCTAAACGAAGAATAGATTTTATTCGTAAATATTATAATGATGAAGGTGATGTTACTGAAACTAAAGAAGCTTTACTTACTAATTTAATTTATAATAGAGGAAGTAGTAGAACTGCAAGAGAATATTTCAATCCTGAAGATAAAAAATATGTTCCTATGCAAAAAGCTATTCTTAGAGGTACTGATGATGAAGTTAGAAAAGAAATTAATAAAATATATAGAGAAGCTGGTTTAGCTAATAGAGATAGTTTAGTTAATGATTTTTATAAAAGAAGAAATAAAAAACGTATGGGTGGTTTAAGTCGTTCTAAAGATTATGGTTCTAAATCTAAACCTTATCCTAATGTAGATAAAAAAGATTTTGCTGGTAAAAATAGAAGTTATCCTATTCCTACTAAGTCTGATGCTATTGATGCTTTAAGACTTGCAGGACTTCATGGACGTGATGATATTAAAACTAAAGTTTATAATAAATATCCAGAACTTCGTAAACGTGCTAAAAATGGTGGAGTTTATACAGTTACAAGCAATGGTAAGACAAGTCTAAGAATGATTCCCTCTACGGGGGAACGAATAAAGTTCAAAAATGGTGGTATTGAAGATATTGAAAAAACTGTTACTCTTATTCCAGAAATTTATAGTTTAGGACTTAAAGATGAATTATCTAATAAAATAAATCAACCAATTGTTAATTATCATACTCCCGTAGAAGAAATCAAATATGATATTCTTGATACTAAAGGTAGATTTAATCCTATTACTGGTGTAGATTTAAATACTAAACGAGATTATGATAATCGTAATAATATTATGAAAAAACGAGGATATAATTCTTTAATTAGTGATGGTATTGGTATTGCTTCAAATATTGTTGGTAGTATTATAGGATATAATGCCAATAAGAAAGCATTAAAGAAAATGAAATATAATAAAGCTCCTGTTAATTTAATTCCTTCTAAACTTAAAACAAGTATTAATATTAATCCTCAACTTGATACTATTAGAGACCAACAACAAGCATATGAACGACAAATTGACGCTAATACTGCAAGTTCAAGAGTTGCTTTAGGTAGAAAACAACTTGGTAGATTAAATACTATTAAATTACTTAATAATATTTATGCTAATAAAGAAAATACTGAAACTGAATTAATTAATAAAGATAGACTTAATCAACAAGCTGTTGCTAATCAAAATATTACTAATTATAATACTTGGAAAGAAAAGAAAAATGCTTTTGAAAATGCTATTATTGAAAAACAATCTGAAAATACTATAGGATTGATTAATAGCATTAATGCTGGAGTACAAAACGCTATTGGTAATTTTGAAAAAAGATTAGCTGCTGAAAATAATATTAGAGCTATTGCTGCTGCAAATCCTAATGTTAATCCTATTATATTAAAAGCTCTTGGTGTAAGAGGTATAACAAATGATATGATAGAATCATGGTTGAGAGCATACGGAAATAAAAACAATTAAAAACATAGTTTATATGAAAGGTTTTAATTATATTAATACAGAATATGTTCCAACAGTAGATTTAAATACTTTAGGAAATACTTTTAATACTTTAGAACAAGGACATAAAGAAGCTATTAAAACTGCTTCTAATCTTCAAGCTGAAATGGCTAAACTTGAACTTAATGAAGCTGAAAATGAATGGAAACAGCAAAAAATATCTGAAATACAACAAACTATAGATAATAATACTATATTTGGAAATTCTGCTGCTGCATTAGATGATATAATAGTTAAAGCTGGTAATTTAGCTTCTGACGCTGGAATGATTGGCAGACTTCAAGCTCAAAAAGATTATACAGAATTTAAAAATAAGATCATAAATGATAAGACTCTTCCAGAAGATTATAAAGAATATTATTTAGAAAATAATCCTTATTATTATAAAGATATTGTAGATGAAAAAACTGGAAAAGTAATTAGTGGAACAAAATGGAATCCTAATATTTCTCCAACCGCTGTTGTAGATTTATCTTCTTTGATTTCTAAAGGTTTACAATGGGCTGCAAGAGAATCTGGTAGTTATAATCAAGTTCGTTGGCTTGATAAAAACGGTAATCCTACTACTAATCCAAACGAAGTATTTGATGGAGAATATTATGATGATACTACTCATAGTTTTGAAAAACTTGATAGAAGTAAAATAGAAGCTGGTATTAGAGCGGCTATTGAATCTACTCCAGGTGCTAAAGAAAGTCTTCAACAAGATTACGATATTGCTCTTTGGAAACATAAAAAAGCTATAAATACTACTAAAGGAAAATATAATATTGTGAGTGATGTTACTGACGATAATGGTATAACTCTTTCTCCTCAACAATATTTAAATAAAAGAATATCTCCTGCTTTATATGCTGCTGAATATTATAATACTACTCGTAAAACCACTTATGGAAATGGATTAAAAACTTATAAGGCCGCTGAACAAGCAGCAGAAACTGCTAAAAAGAATGCTGAACTTGACGATGAGTATATAAAATCATTAAATAGAACAAGTGATACTAAACCAATAACTCTTAATTATAATATGACTTCTGAATTAATGAGTAAAAAACAAAATATTCAGAATGATTTATATAATCTATTTAAAACTGCTGTTGGTAGAGACGTTAATGTCGATATGACTAATGCAAGTACAGATGGTTGGAAAAATACTCTTGAAAGAGCATATTTAATTTTTAAAAATAATGGTGCTACAGAACAACAACTTGTAGATTTTAGAGTTAAAAGTAGTGAGCTTATTAGAGAATATAATGAAACTACAATGAATTATGATAATCTAACTAAAGATTTAAAAGGAGATGATAAATATTTAGTAGATTATGTTAATAGAATGAAAAATGGAGGTAGTTTTAACAAAGATAATCCATATGACCAAAAACTATTAAAAGATATTCAAATTGAATTTGGAGATAAAGGTCAATATTATGATGTTAGTTTTAATAATGTAGATGAATATAATCAAGCTATTCAAATTTTAAATTCTAATAATGAAGAAGGTTTTCTTGGTTTAGGCTTTAGTACAGGAAGAAAAGAAATTGACGGAAAAAGTGTTTCTTATATTAGACTTCCAAAAGAATATTATCAAAATATGTTACTTTTATCTAATACTGTTAATGCTGCTGTTAAAGGTAATGTAGATAATATTAGTGTACAATTATTAGACTCTGAATATAATCCTATAATTCCTCAATCACAGCAAGATAGTAAATATACAGTTCCTTTATATTATAATTTAAATCCTGCATATAATGCAGCTGTTGCTTTTGGTAATATATATTCATATAATAGATACAAAAAAGCTGCTGATAAAAAGTTTCTTAATTATTCTAACGATTTTATTAAACAACAAGAAAAAATAAGTACTAAACTCGATAATTATGATGAAATTACTATAGGTCATCAATCTCTTCCGGGTGAAACAAATTATCAACAATTACTTTTACATCAACTTAATACTGGTCAAATTGATGAAACAGAATATCGTCTTAGACTTAATATTGACAAAGAAGAACTAATAAGGAAAACTATAGCTCATGGATTTGGAAATACTAAAATGTTTGCTGTAGAAAATGATGACCAATATGGAACTTTTAGAGAAATTACAAATACTAAAGATAGAGAAGATAAAGGTAATGAAATAGTAGCAGCCGTTGGAAATGGTAGAGCTGTATTTAATTCTGCACATAATCCTTTTTTTGGTATTGGTACTAATATAACGATTTATCCTAAATTAGATAATACTGGTAAACCAACAGGTATTCCAAAAACTTATTTTATTCTCGGATTAGTTAATGATGAAGCTCAAGAAGCATTTGAAAATAATCCATATACTAAGGCTTCAGATCATATTGCTAAAATGGACGTTTATGCAATGACATCTAATCTTAGTGAAAGTTTTGAAACTCCTACATTAGGAGCTCAACAATTAATAGCTAACGGTAATAATATATTTACCTATAAAAATGGAAATACAGCTATTAATATTAATAGAGAAGCAGCTGTAGATATTTATTCAGCTATGAATGAATATATTGATATTCAAAATAATTTCGTACAAGGAAATTTACAATTAGATAATGAAAATGCTATTGAAAGATTAAATGGACGTATTTTTGAAATTGCAAAAACTATAACAACTTCTATTGGAAGACCTGATTTATTAGAACGTTATTATGCTGTTTTAAGTAAAGATTTAGGAAGTAAATTAAACATATAAGATATGAGTAAAGTTATTGATTTTATAAATAATGGAGAATTAGTAAGAAATCCTAAATATAATCCTAAAACTAAAAAGGGGGCCAAAGAGTCCCCTTATCTTGTTTCTAATACAATGAGTGATGATTTTGCTGAAGATGTTAATAGAATGGCTAATAAACTTCGATATACTTCACAATATAGTCCTCGTGAAATAGAAAAGTTTGAAGAACAAGATATTACTGTTAATAATATTGATTCTGAAGAAAGTTTAAAACGTCAACGTGCAGAAAATCAATCTGCTTTTGAACAACTTGGTAATATGATAATACAAGGAGTTGCTAATGAAGCCGTTCTTGGTTCGTTTCTTTCTCTTAGTAATATTGTAGATGCTGTAGGACAAGTTTTTACTGATGAAAATGATTATACTAATCCAGTAAGTGAATATATTGAAGGTATTCAAAATACTATTAGAGATGAATTTGAAATTTATCAAAAAGATCCAAATGCTACTTTTGCATTTGGTGATTTTGGTTGGTGGGCTAATAATGGAGTAAGTGCTTTTAGTACTTTATCTATGATGTTGCCTACTCTTGGTGTTACTAAAGCTATTGGAGCATTAGGGAAAATTAATAAAATAGGAAGAGCATATAATGCTTCTACAAGAGGTTTAGCTAAACTTACTCATAAAGCTATGAAAGGTGCTGGTATTAAAGCTCCTTCAGTTGCTCGTCTTGATAATTCTGTTAAATATATTAATAATTTAACTACTAATGCTGTTCTTTCTCGTACTATGGAAAATTATATGGAGGCAAGAGGTGTTTGGACAGAAACTTATGAATCTACTAAACAAGAACTTGAAAAATATACTGACCAACAATGGAAAGATTTTTATGCAAGAAATCCTGAATTAAATGGTAAAACTATTGACCAAATAGCAAAATATATTGCTGGAGAATCTGCTGATAAAACTTTTGTTAATGATTATGCTATGCTTGGTCAAGATATTTTGCAATTTAGAGGTATTGGTCAATTATTTGGTAAAGTTGGTAAAAAATTACCTACTTCAAGAATTAGACGTTCTAATAAACAAGCAATTGAAAATCTTCGTAAAAAAGCTAATGCAAATACACGTCAACCAAGTGCCAGTACAGATATTCCTAAAGGAAGTTTTTGGAAAGATAGAACAGATGAATTTAAAGAAGCTCTTAAACACCCTTTAAGTACTATTGGCACTTTGCAACTTAGTGAAGCTTTTGAAGAAGGATATCAAGGTATTCAAACTGAAAAAGGTAAAGAAGTTGCTAAAATGTATTTAGATCCTAATTATATTCCTCGTACAATTGAAAGTTATATTACTGATGATAAAATATGGGAACAAGCATTTTGGGGTGCTGTTGGAGGCATGGTTTTTCAAGGAGCTGGTAAAGGACTTTCTGCTCTTCAAAGACAAATTAAAGCTAAAAAGTTAAAAGGTAAAGAATCTGATGCTAATATTCTTAATACTCTTACTGCTGAAGAAAAAATAATGAATAAAGAAATTCAAGACCGTGCTGCTTTAAATAAAGATGTTGTCGATAAACTTACTATGTTAAATGATTATATTTCTCCAGATGATTATGTTGAAGATCCTATTACTGGAGAAAGACTTCAAGATGAAGGAGTTGATGTTCATAGAAAACTTACTTCAGAAGAAGCTGAAATTAAAAAACAACAAGTTATTGATGATTATTTTACTAATTTAGCTATTAATGCTTATGAAGCAGGTACTTATGATTTATTAAAAGAATATATTACAAGTCCTGAATTTAAAGAATATTTTAGAGAAGCTGGTGTTCAACTTACTAAATCTGAAGAAGATTTTACTAATCAAGCTTTTGCTAAAATGGATAAAGTTAGAGATATATATGCTGAAAATCTATATAACGTACTATATAATAGTGAAATAGAAAGTGAATATACTGCTAAAATTGCTGCAAGAGAATTTACGAGAGAACAATTAGAAATTGAATCTTTTGGGGATAGAATTAATACTATACAAAATGAAATAAATAAAAATAATGTTGATATAAGTTCAGTAGATAAATATAGAAGACAAGCTATTGATAAACATGTTTCTAAATTATTAAATGAAATTAATCAAGCTCAAGAAGAAATTAATAACAATCCAGATATTTCTGAACAAGCTAAAAATCAATATAATAAAATTTATAATGATAGAAAAAGAGGACTTCTTAAATTTCTAAATGATAATAATCCTTTATCTGAAAATAATAGACAATCTATAATTAATATTTTTAATCAAAGTCTTGGAAAAGATTATCAAGTAGAAAGACTTTCTGGAGATATTCAGACTATATTAAATGATATTGAAAAACTTATTAACGAATCTGATAAAAATATTCCTGAAGCTCCTAATAATGTTAAAGATTTAATTGATAAACAAGTTGCTCTTCAAGATAAAAAAGCTGATTTAGAAAATATTCAACCTAAATCTCAAAGAGATTATAATGATAGAATTGATCTTATTGCTCAACAAGTTGATTATCTTACTATGACAAGAATGTCTAATGCTGCAACTCAAGTTGAAGATTGGATTAAAGAACAAGAAGATTTAGATAAAGCATGGCAAGATATTCTTCGTAATAGAGTTCCTAAATTAAAAGAATCTCTTGATATGCTTAAAATAGGATATTTTAATACTGAAGATTTTAGTAATTCTATAAGAGCTACAATAGAAGAAGAAAGTCAAAATAGAAAACAAAAGGAAGAAGAAGCTAAACGAGTAGTAGTTAACGGTAAACAAGTTAGTGAAGAACAAGCAAAAACTATTAATAATACTGCTGCAGAAGTTAGCAATAATCAACAATCTAATAATGATAACTCCTCTACGGGGGAACAAACTCCACGAAGTGGAGTTTCTCAAACTCAAACTAAACAACAAAGTGATGATCCTAATGAAATTGCTGTTAAAGCAATTATTGAAGATGAAGATAAAATTACTAATAAAGATTTAGATGATGCTGTTAAACTCGCTAAATCTTTTGATCCTACTATTAATGAACGAGCTGTAGGTATTGCAAGTAGTAAAACTTTTCTTCTTTTTAGAACTTCTCCTAATGTATTTGAAGATGCTTTAAATAAAAATAGTAATAGTCCAGAAGTTAAAAATATTATAGAAACTATTACTCAACAACTTATTGAAGAAGGTGTTAGTCCAGAAGTAGCACCTCATGCTGCTCAAAGAGGTGTTAATATGGGAATGAAACAAATAGTTAGAGCTTTAGAAAGACGTAAAGATAGTAAAACTGAAACTTTTAGACGTCTTGCTGAAGCTCTTGCTACTAAACAAAAAGTAACCATTAAATCTAATGATAACAACGAAGTTAACGCTATTACGACTACTATTAAAGATACTGAATTTGATCAAATAATTAAAGATTTTATTGAAGCATATATTCAATATAAAGGTATTACTATAAATAAAATTAAAACTAAAGACCATCAAGGAAATACTGTTATTAAAAATCAAAAAGTTGTTATTAATCTTGAATCTTTATTTAAAGATATTATTGAAATATTATCTGATGATGCTAATAAACAAATGTTAGATTTAGATGTTCAAACTGCTTATCATATATTATATAATATAAAAGATTTTATTAATAATTCTTATAATACTAATTATGTATTTACACATAAACGTAGTCTTAATACTTTGCTTAATAATCCTACAGATTTTTATAATGCTGTTTATGAAGCAAGTAAAAGAGTTGAATTTATTGATAATTATATGCATATTGTTCCTTCTCGTGTTAATAGAGGTCCTGATTATGAACAAGTTGTTAATGCTTTACAAGTAGGAGATGATTTAGAAATTGTTCCTGTAGAAAATAGAAATCATGATATTGTTTCTTTTGCTATTAAACGCAAAGGTATTGAAATTGGATTTATTTCTAATGTTGTTCCAGATAGTGATAATAATGGTTATAGAATAAAACTTGGGCCAAAAGGCGGTATTAATTATCATGTTCGTAAAGTAAATAATCAAATTGAAGCTAATACAGATGAACTATTTGAATCTATTTTTAATAATGAAAACGAACTATGGGATTTATTCCATAAGAAAAATCTTTATGATTTAGGTTATGGATATGATTTAACTAAAGAAGAATATGAAAGAATCTATAATAGTGAAGTTATTCAAAAAGCTATTAAAGATGGTGTAATTAAACTTGATCCTGCTTTAATAACTGATATAGATAAAGCTAAACGTATTATTTATAATCTTAAAAATATTATTTTCTATAATCCTTTAGCTCAAACTATTGAAGAATATAAAGATAGTTATGAACAATGGAAAGAAAATATTTTTAATAATTATAAAAATACTCATAAAATTGGAACTCTTGCTGCTAATGGTAAAAAAGTTATTGTTAAATATGCTGGACAAACAGGAACAAATCAAGGTGTAAAAGAAACTTCTGATGCTATTATTGAAAATACTGAAAAAGGTGTTAATGAATTACCTTTTAAATCTGACCAACACGCTATTGTTGGTATTGATAGTGATAAAGATGGTATAGTTGCTATCAATGAATTAACAGGCGAGAAACAACAAATTACTGCTCCTTTTCTTGCTGGTAATATGGGCTTCCTAATTGGAGGTAGAAGTAAAACTCCTATTATAGCCATGTTTACAAGTGCTAATAAAGTTGATGGTAAAATTAAAGAAAATCTTCATAAAGAACTTGTTGATATTTTAACTGGTTTTCAAAATAGAAAATATACTTTTGAAGAAGTTAGAGATAAACTTGGTTTATTATTTAACTCTGCCAATACTAAATTTCCAAGTATATTTTATGGTTATGACGTTATTAGTTCTAATAATCAAATAATTCTTTCTATTGGACATAATACTTCTAAGTTTAACGTTATTATACATAAGTTTAAAGCTGGTAATTCAAACGAATTAGGTACAGGTATTACTTATAATCCTGCAGGTGATAATTCAAAAACTACAAGTTTTATTAATGTTAATAATAAACTTATAAATATTATTGCTACAGAAATAACTAATAATACTATTTATAATAGAACATTCTTTACTCTTAATAATGTTGGTAACGGTAATACTACAGATAATCCTTATTTCTTTAAAAGAGATAATAAATTTGTAGTTAAACTCGGAGATAGCGAAATTGTATATGATAATTTTGGAGATTTTGTTCTTCAAAATAATGCTTTTAATACAAATCAAGGGGTCAATAAACATGGAGGATTCTTTAACGATGTTGATAAAGCTACTTCTATGTATATCAATGTTGCTACTCTTGCCGTACCTGATCAAGTTCAATCCCCCGTAGAGGAAGATTCAATTGTTGGAGTTGCTAACACGATTCAAACTGCTACTCTTGAAAAAGCTAATTCTACAGAACGTCTTCTTGAAAAAGCTGCTATTCCTAAATCAACTATTGATTTACTTACTGGCAAAAATGTTTATGGTATTCCTATCGTTTCTGGTACTTATTATTATGATAAAAAAGACAAAACAGGTAATGCTAAATATAATCGAGATAAAAAAGCTGTTATATTTACTAAAGCTGGTTCTAATTTAGCTAATTCTTCTCCTACTACGTTAGTTCGATTACTTATTCATGAACAACTTCATGCTCATATTGATGAACATAATCTTTTTGATAAAGAAAATATTATAGATGATTTATTTGAAACTTATAATAAATTTATTGAAACTGTTAATAATGATGTTAATTATGGAGATAGAAATAGCGAACGTTATAGATTAGCTATCAACATTAAGAAATGGATTGAAGATAATGGTTTTACTTTTAAAGATTATTTTGAACGTATTAAAGCTAAACAAAAAGATAATTATATTGAACTTTCTGAAGATGAACAACGTAGAGTATTTGCTGAAGAATGGCTTGTTGAAAGTTTATCTCAAAGTAATATTATTAAGTATTTAAATCAAGTTGAATATACTGGAGAAGGTGTTGCCGTTGTTACAGAAGATAATGAAAAGAAAAGTATTTTTCAAAAGATTATTGATATATTACTTAAAATATTTAATATAAAAGATAGTAGTATTAAAAACAATACTATATTTGCTCGTCAATATGAGATATTAAATATTAATGATAACAATATAAGTAACGAAAATGAAATAAAGCAAGATATTAAAGATAATCAAGTATTATCTGATAAAGATGTTGGTGAAGATATTACTAAAGAATCTGAAATTATAGAAGAAGATATTAATGAAGAATATGATGAATTTGACGAAGATGATTATGATTCTGATATAATTAAAGATGAAGATTATAATACTATTAATAATGATTCTGATGAACTATTATCAATTACTTCTGATATAGAGGATATTAATGCTGTTAAAAATAATGACGGTAATATCATTGCTGAAACTCTGGATATTACTCGAATTAATAACATGGCAGACTATCTCAATAGCTACTCGGAGCAAGACAAGCCGTTAATAGCTAAAATGCTGCGAAATGGCGAACTTAAATACGCATGTAGATAAGTAGTTAAGCCTTATATATTACCGTCAATTATGAAGCTAAAAACAGCTATCATAATTGACGGTTTTTATTTATTAATATTGTTAAACTTAATGTTATGGAATGTTTTGAATTTGGTTATGTTATTAAAGGAGATGTTAATGACACTCTTAAGAAAACTGTAGAGTATTGTTCTGATGGTATTAAACAGAAAGCTAAAGTGCTTGCTGGATATATTCAGAGCGATGATTTTTTAGAATTTTGTAAAAAAGATGAAAAATTTGATTCTACTAAGTCTATTTTAGAAAATAAACAAAATACTGTTAGACGAATTTTAAAACAATATTATGAACTTAAACACCAAGATGTTACAACAGCTGCTGCTAAACGTCAAGCTGATTTGTTAATGGGTTTTAGTAGTGTTAAAGCTCGTAATATTGCTATTAATGATACCGCTACTATTATTTCTCTTCTTTATGAGCAAGAACGTAAATCGAGTAAATATAACAATGTTAAACTTAATAGAGTTAAAATAATTCAAAAAGCTATTGACGCTCTTGAAAAAGATTATATTAATAATGTTGCTTTAAAAGTTTATAATCAAAATAAAGAAATTGATGATAATACTATTAAAGAATTTAAAGAAGCATACAATAATACTATACGTCTTAATAAGAAAATAATAGAGCTTAAACAACTTATTAAGAACGATAATGATGTAGATAATAATAAAAAGAAACTTAATGAAGTATATAAAGAATATACTGAAGCAAGAAGACAACAATATAATAAAGCATATAATTTAGTTAATAAATTTGGTAATATAACACAAAAGAATCGTAATAATTATATTGAACAAGTTAAACGTAATCCTAATTTTTGGTTTACAAAATCATTTGAAAGTAGTAAACTTGTTAATATAGTTGGTGAATTTGAAAATATATTAGAAAGTAATAAACTTACTAATGAAAATTTTACTGACGATGAAGATTATACTAATTCGGGTGCTGAAAGTGTTGATGAAACTACTAAGTCTTGGGAAGATAAACTTTGGGCAAGTTTTGAAAAACCTGTTGCTGCTGATTTAAAATTATATTTTAATACTATTTATAAATTAGATTCTCCAGCAGAAGTTGGTACAAGAGTTTATAATTATGACACTAATAATGAAATTGGTCTTAAAACTACTATGGGAGCTAATTTTATTATTAGAGAATTATATACAAGAGGTAATTTTAATTCTGTTAATGATTTTATAGATAGTATTGTAAGAATGGCAACAGATATTGCTGAAGATTATGGATTAATTAAAATTGCAGATGATTGTATTAATGACCCTGTATTTGCTAATCGAATATTTTGTCAATTAAGTAATCCTAAGATTATTAAAACAATGTCTATTATTACTGAATCTGGTATTACTTTTGAACAATCCAATAAATCTTTAGATGCTATGAGTTATATGATATATAATATGCTAAATACAACTCATAGTACAATGAGAGATTTATATACTGAAAACGATATTAATCGTATTAAAGAATTAGTCGCTCGTTTAGATAAAAGTTCTAATAGACTTGTTGCTGTTAGACTTAAAGATGATGGTGTTACTCCTAAAGAATTAAATAAGCAAATAGAAGAAGCTATTTATGAAGTACTTAAAAAATATTATCCTAAAGTAACTCGTAATGAAATACTTGGATTTATTTATAACGGAAGTAATCCTGTTAGGTCTAACATGATTGGGCTATTAAATAATATAGCAGATCTTTTACAAAAAGTTGAAACTACTGTTATAGAATATAATGAGTCATATAATAAGTATAATAATGAAAGAAAAGCTTATAATGAAGCTGTAAGATATTCTGAAGAAATTGGACAGAAATATACTAAAGAACCTCCTTTATTTGATTCTTCTAATATTAATTATGATAGACTTAATGAACCGATAGTTAATATATGTCAAAAACTTGTTAACTATTCTGCTGTACGTAACGAATTAAATAGCGTTAATGCTGAAGGTAATTTATCATCTGATGTAATTAATAACAGTTATATTACTAATCTTCTTAAACAAATTAATTATGCTAATAAAAAAGATGCTCAAGTTGGTCTAAGAAATCTTTTAGAAGAAATTAATAAAGGAGAACAATATAAATATAATAGTTTCTTTTGGGGAATTAAAGGAGCTAATGGTAAATATATTCAAGAAGGATTATTTATGAGAGATGATAGAGGTAATGTATCTATTAATCCTAACGCTCAAAAACTTATTCAAATAAGTTTATTTAACGGTGTTAAAGATATGCAAAGTGATAAATCTGCTTTATATGCTAAAATGTCTAAAGGAGATTATTTTGCTACTTCTATGGTTGCCTACTTTAATCCTATTATTGCTGGACAAAATATTGGCAGTTCTAAAGCAGCTTTAAATGCTTCACAAGCTGGATATTTTTTCCGTACTCCTTCTGACGCTCCTAAAAACTTTATTATTCAAGCTCCTAAACTTGACGCTAAAAATACAATTACAGCTTTAGCTACAGATATTGCTAAATATGCTGATAAAAGACGTAATGAAATAGATAATTATGCTTTAGAAAATACAGATGAAAATTATGATAAATATTTAGAAGCTAAAGATAAAGCTGCTGCTAATAAAAATAATATATGGTCTGTTAAAGATATTTATTCTGTTATTAAAGGAGAATTATCTACTTTTAACTTTAATCGATATTATTATATTGAAAATGAAGATGGCACTATTTCTATACCTATTGTTTATAAAACTAAAGATAGTCCTGATATTGTTTGGATTAAAGGAAATAAAATTGAAGGTGAAATAAATAATATTTTATATAATATAGAAATAGAAGGTATTTCGTCAGTTAATGATAATAAACTTAGTGATGATTTTTATGCAGATATAGCGGATATTCTTAAACAAGAAGGTATTGAAAATGGTTCTATAGATGTTCATATTAATAGAGCTGCTCCTATATTTGCTGGATTTAGACAAAACGTTATCGGAGAACTTAATATGTTTATTAATCAATTAAATTATTTATTTGATAATGATAGTAAAGGTAATTGGGTTCTTCGTAAAGATACTAACGGTTTAATTGAAAGAGTACATTTTAATAAAACTACTTATGACGATAAAGGTAGAGAATGTATTCTTGTTGAAGGTAAATGGCTTGATAAAGAAAAGACTGAACCTAATCCTAAAGCCGGTAAATTAAGTGGTAATTTCTTTAGCTTTCAAAAATTATTTAATACAAAAGATTATAAAGCTGGTGAAGAGCTTGAACGTGCATTACTTCTCTACGGGGAAACGTCCGTAGGCGAAGCCGGAGGACTTATTCAAGTTAAAGGAAATACTGCTACTTTAAATATTAATAGTCCTCTTATTAGAATTGAAAATGGTAAAATCGTTTTTAACGAAACTCAAGAAGTAAAAAGTATTATAGATAATATTGTTGAACAATGGATTAAATCTTTTAATAAAGAGATTGTAGCTCATGGCAAACAATATCAAAATCTTCTTCAAGAACTACAAAAAAGTAATGAAGATTTAGTTGATTTTGTTCTTAATACTGCTAATGCCTATATGCAATTAGATGATATTCTTGAAGGAGATGTTAAATTTTATAAAGATGCTAAAGATTTTCTTAAACGCGCTAAAGAAGTACAAGCTGGAGGAACTACTTACGCTGGATTTGATATTAATGATACTCTTAGTGCTAAAATTAAAGAAACTGTTGGTTATAATGGAACTAAACAAGAGATTAAATTCGGTAATACTACAATAGATAAATATGCTAATGTCTATTTCCCCGTAGAGGGTTATACGATAGTACATGCTGCTGGAAAATATGCTCGTAATGGTTTTAGAGCTGTTACTATTAATAATACTGTAAGACCAAGTAAACAAGCTAATAATATTCAACAAGAATTATTTAATTATCTTAAAGATGAACTTGGTGAAGTCGCTGCTACTAAGAAAGCTGCTGAAATTGCTAATGGTTATAGAGAAGCAAGTAAAACTAATGACGCACAATCTTTTATTACTATTGAAGAATTTATGCGTAGACGTTATGCTGATGGTACTTTTAAAGAATATGAAGATATATTTCAACAGCTTTATGAACTTAGAACTGGTCAACGTAGAATTGAAGATATAGATATTAGTAAAATTAATTCTCGTATTCAAGTACAGAAGAATTTCTATTATGATCATAAGTACGATAGTTATACTGGAGTACATTATCCTCGTCAAATTAAAAATGCTGAATTTGTTCTTATTCCTGAACTTCTTGAAGGAACTCAACTTAAAGAGCTTTATAATTTCATGCACAAATATGATATTGGGCAAGTTAATACTAATGAAACAAGCAAAGCTGCTAAAAAGAATGTTTTAACCTTTTGGGATAATGATGGAAATATTAATCCTAATTTTGAACAAGATCTTATTTCTAATAATGAAAATGCTATAGAAGATTATTATTATCGTTTTCTTTATAAACAACAAGATGTTCCAGAGCACATGAAAGATGCTCAAAATAAAGCCGGTGTGCAAATTACTAAAAAGATTTGTGATAATGCTAATGAATCTGTTAAACCTTATATTGATACTTTCTTTAAAAATTATTGCGCTAATATTAAAGAAGATTTTAAAAAACTTCTTTTTAATATGGGTTGGAAAGAAGATAAAAATGGTAAATTAGTTAATATTGATAGCGATAAACAAACATTAGATTTTACTGATTTTTATAAGAAAGCTCGTATTGAAGCTCAACGTCTTGGTATGGATTCTAATTTTATCGAATATTTAACTCCTGATGAATTTGGTAATCCTGCTATGCCTAACTATATGAATAATGTTAGTAGTAAACTTGAAAGTATAGCACAAGCTATATTTAATAGTAGTATTACAAGACAAAAATTTCCTGGTTGGCATGCTGCACAAGTTACTCAAGTTGGTCATGGTATGAAAGTTTTAGATAATAATGGTAAACTTAGAGAACTTAAATATCACCCAAGAGTTATTATTAATAAAGAAACTGGAGTTGAAATAGAAGAAACTGAATATGATAAATTATCTGATGAAGATAAAAATAAATATGAAGTTAAACAAGAAGCTTATGCTGAAGTTATGATTCCTCGTTGGAGCAATCTTATTCCTAATACTTCAGAAGCTCTTGAAATGATACAAAAAGAAGGTCTTGATATTCAACTTGCTTATCGTATTCCTACTGAAGGAAAACAATCTGTTTCTATTGTTAAAGTTGTTGGTTTTCTTAATGATGTTTATGGTAGTACTATTATGTTGCCTGATGAATGGGTTACCCAAACTGGTTCTGACTTTGACGTTGACTCTGTTTACGGCATTTGTCATTCGCTTAAAGTTGTAAAAGATAAAAATGGTAATATTAAAAGAATTAAAAAATATTCTGCTGACGATTTTAAAACTGATTATGCTAAATATAAGTATTATATAGAAGATAATATCAATAATAAAATTTCTTCTGATATTGAAGATGAATTTCATGAAGATAAATATAAAGTACTTCAAAAACGTCTTCGTGATGTTGTTAAAAAACTTCGTACAGAAAAAGATAATAGAGATAATCTTTATAAAGAACTTACTAATATTGGTAAAGAAGCTAGACTATTAACTTTTAATGAATTTTCTAAATTAGATGAAGTTGACAAATTACCTCGTGTTGTAAGAAATAATAATATTCTTGATGCTATGATTGCTATTATGGCAGACAATAATAGTAGAGAAGAAAATTATTCTCGAAGTAATTTTGATAAACTTTCGTCTGCCATGAAAGAAATGGATAAAGCTCGTGGAGCTGATTCTGTTAATCGTAGCGTTTATAATCCTTTTGATCAAATGGATTTTATGGAAAATGCTATGGGTGGAGCTTCTCTTAAAGCATTTTCTGTTACACGAGATACTTTTAATAGTGTTAACAATTATGCTAAAGGATATTTAGGAAAAGGCCATGAAATTATTGCTGAATATGATTTAACTGAAAAAGATGCTAATGGTGAATTTATTTATGATGCTGAGATGATGATTAAAGCGTATGGTTTATATAATGAAACTACTAAAAAAGGAGATGTTATATTATTAGATAAAGACGGTAAGAAAACTAATGAAGTTAGTAAAGCTGTTACTGCAAGAGTTAAACATTATAGATTAGCTAATAGTTATAATAATCGTAATGTTGTTGGTGAATTAATTACTGTTTATAGTTCTCAAACTACTGCTCATATTCTTGATGCTATTAAAGAAGGTTCTATTTTTAACGAAAATGAATTTACTTTCGGAACGTTTAAAACTCTTATAGATACAGGTATGGATTATAGAACTGCTATTGCATTCTTAATGCAACCTGCTATTACTACCATTAATGAAGTTAATAATGAAAGTAATAGTTTATATCTTACAGGAGGTGGTAATACTGTTCAGAAAGCTATTAAGAGAATAGCTGCTAAAGCTGGTTTTAAACTTGGTGCTACTGACATTACTGACTATTCTAACTATGAATCGATATTGTTAGCGTTGAACTCCAACGAGCAATTCAGAAATGCGTATAGAGAGCTATTTGGGGCTGAAATTTCAACGCAAAAGCCTATACAGGAACAACAATTCACGTTGAATGCAAAAGTGCTAAAATCACGCTTAGAATCGTCCAAAATAACTAATATTTCTGAATTATCACAAAAAGATAATGATATTAAAAATGCTGTTTTTGATATTGCTGTTTGTTTAGCTTTTAATAAGATTAATAAAACTACTAAAAATCTTGAAAAAGTTCTTCGTTGTTGTAATCCTGATAATTTTGGTGCAAAACAAACTATTAGAGAAACTCGTACTATTGTTGATAATGTTATTGCTTATGGATTTACCGATAATGAAGTTGGTAATACTGTAATGTGTGGAAGTAAACGTCTTATTGAAAAACTTTATCCGGGATTTATTAAAATTGAAAAAAACGAGGTTAGTAATTTAGATGAATTAGTTAAAGGAGATATTGATGTTGAAAATAGCGTTTATCCATTTTTAGCTGCATTTTTTAAATATGCTACATTAACAAGTGTTGATGTTAATAAACAATTGTTTCCAACTGAAAATGATGTTTATAATGCTGTACTTAATGCTGTTCAAGTTAAATTAGGTGTTACATTTACCCCTAAACAATATAGAGAATATAAACAATATATGATGAATATGATATATTCTCAAGTTCCTATAATTAATACCCCTTTAACTGTTACTAAAGAAGGTTGGCTAAATGATAATAATGAAGCTATTGTTAAATCTACTGAAAACGATACTAATTATTGGAATGCTGAAATTTCTCGTATATTTGGTTTTGAAACTACTCAAAAAATTAATTTTGATATTAAAGACTTATTTAATCCTACTGAAGAAGAACTTAGTAAATTTAACGCTCTTACTCCTGCTCAAAAAATATCTTGGATTCAAACACATATTAACGGAGATTTAGGTATTTTTAATTATCTTAATGTAAATCTTAATAATCAATTTGAACTTAAACGTAAAGGATTTACTCATCAAAGTATTAAATTTACAGATTCTGCTGAAAATATGGACGATATTTATATTGAATTTGGTACAAGTTTCTTTAATAAATCTCCTATATTTAGACTTGCTATTACTGATTTAATTAAATATGCTTTTGTTGTTGATGGATTTAAATTTAAAAGAGGTGCTATTGATAAAGTTATTACTAATAATTCTTTGTATAAAAATATAGAAGATATGGGAACTGGAATTGTTCCTGCTATTCGAGAAATATTTGGATATTATGCTAATCCTGCAGCAGGAGTTACTGATGAATTTATTGATAAATTTATTCGTAGTCATAAAGAATATTGTAAATCTATTAAACTTGGTAAACCTGAAAACAATAAAGGTATAAGTAATGCTGCTTTTCAATTTAATGTTTGTAATAGAGGTAATGGATTAATATTTATTCCTTTTGATGGTAGATTTAAAACTTTACTTAATGAAATTAATGTTGAAGACGCTAAATCTCCTCAAGATTATATTGTTGTTAATAGAAGTGCTGGTGGTAATAAAATTAGTACGTTGTATAAAATAGATAAACATGAAAGCGGAGTTTATCTTATTCCTATGAATTTACTTGAGCCTAATGAAACAGGAGATTATAGTGTTAATCCAAATAATAATAAATATGGAGATATTAGTTTCTATAATACTGTTATTGCTGAAGCTGAAAATATTGGAGCTAAAGAATATTTTATTGATAAAGATAATAAAATAAAATTAAAAGATAAATATAAAGAATATATTATTCCTCGTTATAAATTTAATTTAGAAAATAATGCTATAGATAATGTTAATGAATTTCAGAATGTTTCTGTTAATGGTACTGAAATACAAAAAGCTGAACTTAATAAACTATTTAAAGATATAGAGGCTTATATTCAATTCCCCGTAGAGGAGAGAGGTGATTATGGAGTTATACGTTCTGATTCTTTTTATATTAGCGAACAAGTAGGAAAAACTGATATTATTACACAAAGTATTCCTACTGAAGCAGGTAATATTCTTGTTACTATTAGAAGATATTCTCCGTCTCCTGCTTTTAAATCTAACTTACATAAAGATTTAATTAATAATGTTTCTTCTAATAATACAGAAAATATTCAAAAAGTTAGAATTGAAGAACGTGATGCTTATAAAAGTGCTTTAGCTTCTAAGACTGAAGCTCACAAATATTATAGAATTGAACATATTACTGAAAAAAGTGTTAGAGAAGAATTTGAAAAACAACAACAAGAAAATAGAGATAATTTTAATGATGAAGCGTATGCTATTACTACTGATATAACTGATGATTATATAGATAATGCTAATAGAATAACTGAAGTCGATGAAACATCTGTCGCTATGATTGCTGCTCTTAGAAGAGCTGAAAGACGTGGAGATGATATTGCTGCTAAAGCGCTTCGTAAATTAGATATAAAAGGTATAAATTCTTATCGGTCTAAAGATATTAAAGATAATAGAAGAAATATATATCATATTCTTAGTGATTATATTAGTAGTTATGCTGATATGATTGATAAACAAATGAAACATTATGTTATAGACGATAAAGAATATAATATTGGAGAACCTGATCTATATGAAATTTTAAGAAGTAATCCAGATGAAGTTCCTAATATAGTTAAATTATTACTTGAAGCTATTACGTTTGGTGATACTTTTGGAAATATTATGAATCTTCCTATTGATGGTATGGACGAAGATACTAAACGATATATTCAAAAGATTCGTGATTCTATAAATAAAATTCGTAATTCTTCAATTATTAAACAAGGATTTGATAATATGTTTAATAAATATATTGCTAATGAATTTGCTAATAATCCTAATATACGAATGAATGTTGTTAATCTTAAAGATACTTTTGGTGATTCTGGTTGGTGGGAAACTAATATTGGAGATATTGCAATGTTAAGTAATAAACAAGTACAAGTTATTGTTAAGATTGTTAATAGAATTATGAATCAAGCTGCAATACAAGATGCTCCACGTAAGAAAAATGAGTTTCTTAAAAGATTTGATAATATATTAGCTAAAAGTGGTAGTTTTAGATGGGAAAATGTTATTAATTCAAATGGTCAACTTATTAGATCTTATACAGCTAAATTTCTTACTGATAGAGATAAATTAGTTGATGCTGTTAAAGATGCTCTTGATAGATATGGTATAGATAGTAAAGAATATATTGCTGCTAAACTTAAACGTGATGAATGGTATGCTGATAATGTTGAACAACCTGTTGTTCGAGAATATTATGTTAAAAAGAATGCTTTAGTTAGAGAAATATTTGAAGCTGCTCCTGAAGAATATCGTCAATATATGGAATATATTCATGAGAAATTTATTGATGATCAACCAGATATTGCTTTAACTGCTCAAGAACGTAATAGAAGAAGAGAAATTGATAAGAAAATTAATCAACTTACTTCTGAATATAAAGATACTGAAACTCTTAAATCTCCTGAAGAAAGAGAACGTGCTATTAAATTAAGAAATTTTATTAAAGCTAAATCTGCTCTCGATAAAGAATATTTTGACTATAATGATACAAATGAATTTAAAGAAAATCTTGAAAAAAATTTAGCTATTATTAAACATTATGAAAAAAATAATCCTACTCAAACTTTAGATAAACGATTAGAAAATATTGAATATCGAAGTGCTTATGAATGGATTAAAAATAATAGTTATTATATTCTTAATAAAGAAGCTAAAGATAAAATTAACGAAGCATTTTCTATACTTAAAGATGAAGACAATTTAAAAAGTGCTAAAATTAAGAAAATAATAGATGATGCTAATGCTTATGATGAATTTGGTAATGTTGATGCTCGAAAATTAAGTGATAAAGATATTGCTACTATAAAAGAACTTACTAAACATAAATATGATTTTAGTTATGATAGTAACGCTGGAGAAGCTATATTGATAAAAGATATTCCTAATAATCTTCCTATATTTGACGATAGTTTTTATAGAATGCTTCGTGACCCAAGTGAAAATGAAAAAGAAGTTAATCCTCGAAGAATTAAAATTATAGGTAGAATTAATGAATTATTAGGAAAAACTATTACAGCTGTTGAATTTGGTGGAGATGGACGTATTCATGCTAAAGATATATTTACTAAACTTACTGAAGAAGAAAGAGAAGAACTTGCTAATTTATATACAGCTTTACGAAATATTAAAGATAAACGTAAACCAAAAGAGATTCGTCAAAAATTTAAGCAAGAAGTTGAATTTAAAATTAATAATATTGCTTTTAATAGCGAGCTTACTTGGGCTTTAAGTAATTTAAAAGGCACTAAAGATTTTGATATTTTTATTAGTATTTTTTGCCAATTAGATAGTAGTGGTGAAATTATATTAGATGATAATGGTAATTATACTCCAAATAATGATATTTATGGTTATATAGAACCAAAAAATGATAAATATATTAATAAAAAGAAAACTGCTGCAAGAGAACTTATAGAAAATAATATTGATTTTGTTCCTAATGAATATTATTATGCTGCTATGAATGAAGCAAGTAATAATGGTAATTTTAAAGAATGGTTTGATGCTAATCACGTTTATAATCCTTATAAACATAAATTTGAACCTCTTCGAGTTTGGACTGATATGAAAGTTAATCCAGAAGGTTCTCTTAAAGGTACTTATAGTTATGTTCCTACTAATGAAAATGCTGAAAAACAAGTTAAAGATGAATATGTAAATAAAAAATATAAAAAATATAGTAATAATTATAATCGTGATAATGGACATTATAATAATTATGTTACTTTAAGTCCTAAAGAAAAAGAAATGCAAAGTTTACTTCAAGAAACTATGGATTTCTTTGCTGAACATAATAAACATAATACATTTGTTGATCAAGGTTATATTCCTCGTAGACGTAAAGTTGTTACTGATACAAAATGGGCTGTTAATCAATTATTAGGGGTTACTGGTTTAGAATTTAGAAATGATAGTGAAGATAGATGGAATGCTAAAGTTGATTATGCTAATAATTATGAAGTAGAAAATGACATGCTTAAACTTCTAAAAGGTAAAGGTTATCAAGAATTAGAAGAAATCCGTCCTAAAGGAATTGGAGAAACAGATGAAAGTTATCGCAAATATCTTCAAGATACTAAAAAGAAAAATGAAGAAATTAAAAAGAGTAATCTTGAAATAGATAAACAATTATTTGATAAAGATTATCGTAATGTATTTGCAGAAGCTATTTCTAATCAAGTTGTTATAAATGCTCGTAATAAAGCTAAAAATTGGTTATATTTACTTCAAGAAGATTTGAAAAATACTGAAGCTGTCAAAATTAGTAAATTTACTGGTAGACCTGTTATTAATAAACGTACAAGTGTTGATATTCAAGATAGTTATCATACAATTAGTCAAGATAATACTTTAAAACAAGTTTATGGTTTTACTCGTCGTCTTATTTTTGAGCAATTTAAAGAAAAGTCTAAATTAAATAAATATGCAGATTTAGCTCGTAATATTACTTCTGCTAAATATATGATTTTTAACGTTACTGGAGGTATAGCTAATATTGGTACTGGTTTTGCAAATATCATGGGTGAAGCATTTGCTGGAGATAATCTTAGTAAAAATGATATTAGAGAAGCTATTGGAATGTATATGAATAATTCTTTACGAATGATTGCTGATATGTATAAAGATAAAAGTGATAATTTTGCTGTTGCTCTTACTAAATATTTTAAAGTTGTTGATTTTGATGCAATGACAGAAAGAGTTCGTGGAGAAACTGCCGGAGAATATGCTCGTAGAATGCGTAATTTAATGTATAGTTTACAATCTGGTGGTGAACATTTTATGCAAAATACTGTTTTATTTGCTGTTCTTAAATCTAATAAAATATTTGATGATGTAGACGGTGTTAAACGTTGTGGTAGTTTTTCTGAATATGTTTGGAAATTAGAATACAATACTATGGTTTCTGTTATTTCTAAAGATAAAGATTTACTTGAAGAATTAAAAGAATTTAAACGTATTATTAGACAAGATAAAACTGAACAATTTAAATATGATACATTTAAACATAATATTATAGAAGATTTCCTTAGAGCACATGCGAGTAAAGAAATAATTCAAGAATATATTCATGCTAAAAACCAAGCCATTAAAAAAGCTAAAGAAGAATGGAAAACTAAACCTGCTATTATCGATTTACTTGAATTAAAGAATGGAGAAATTGTTCCAAAAGCTGGAGCGGAAATTACTCCAGATATGATTAATGATATAAAAAATAAAACTGTTAATCTAAACAAGAAAATTCATGGTGTTTATGATAAACTTGGTGCTGCTCTTATTGAATTTACTTGGTGGGGTAGTTTAGTTATGCAATATCATAAACATTTATATCCTGGTGTTATGAAACGTTTTCGTCGTCGTGGATATTATAATGAACAAACTAATACTATAGAAGTAGGTTCTTATGTTGCTTTTGTTGATTTTCTTGGTAAAGAATTTAGAAATGTTGTTAGCGACGCTAAAAAACAAGGAGATGGATATGTTGGCATAGCTATTGCTTCTGTTCAAAACACTTTTAAAGCTGTAATAAATACTATAACTAATATTAAAACTAATTGGAATTTAATGTCTCCGTGGGAACGTAACGCTGTTAAACGTTGTCTTGGTGATTTATATGGTATTCTTAGTGCTTTATTATTAGGAATTACTATATATGCTATGACAGATGACGATGATGAAAAAGAAAGTAATGTTGTTGCTACAGGATTATATCTTGCAGATAGACTTCTTTCTGAATCTCAAATGTATACTCCGTGGGGACTTTATTCAGAAGGTAAAACTCTTTGGTCAAGTCCTATTGCAGCATATAATGGTCCAAGTGATTTAATTAAGATTATGGATTATAGTGCTCGTTGGCTATTTGATGAAGATTTTGATCCTGTTTATAGTACTGGTATTTATAAAGGTAAAAATAAAGTTGGTGTGCTTATTAAACGTAATATTCCTATTTATAGAGTTATTGAAAGACTTAATAATATGACTAAAAATAATAGTTATTATAGAATTAATGAGAAAGCATTGAATATGAAAATTAGTAAATATATTGCTGACCAAATTAATCCTGATTAAATAAATATTATTACTATTGTTTATATAGCTGGAGTTTATTCTCCAGCTATTTTTATGTTTGCACATGACCAAGAGTATATTGCATATAATAGTGCGTATAGTAGCTATATATTATTAATAAGAGAATATTTATAAATCATTGATTATCAAATAGTTAGAAATGTTAAATCTGCACCGTGGCGCACATTTAACACTTTTTTTAACACGAAATGTGCGCTGTGGTGCAGATTATTTATTACATTTATTATATAATAATTTAATACATAATTAAACAATGCCTCAATTCAGTTTTGAAACAAAAGCTAATAAAAGAGTTAAAGAAATTATTGCAGATAAAAGTACTAATAAAGTAGAAAATATTATTGCTACTCCATTTACTATTGATCCTGAATATGTTGATAAACATATTACTATTAAATTTGAAAGTAATATTAAAGAAAAAGAATTTATATCTACTGCTAAACAAGTTAAACTTGGTAATTATTGTATTTGTATGCAATCTATTGGAGATATGTTTCCTTATTGGCAAAATAAATCTGCGTATGCTAATCTTGTTATTGCTTATATACTTAAAAATATTCAATTATACGGTAATTATGTTGAAATATCGGAAAAAGAATTTGTAAATTGGAGTGGAATTTCAGCAAGAAGTTTTTATAATGCTATTAATGCTTTACTTCGTCCAGCTTTACCTTATCCTTGCGCAGGTGATAATCTTGCTCTTCTTGCTGCTACAACTAAAAAGTCTATATATGTTGTTAATCATAACTTTATCTTTAGAGGAAATTATGATGAATTTGTAACTCTTTATGAACTTAAATTTCCTAATGGTTGTAAACTTGATTCTAAAGGTAGAGTTATTATTGAACGTTAATCAGTAGTTGAATGTGTTAAAAAATAAGCCCGCAACAAACTAATGTCTGTTACGGGCTTTTCTATGGGTGCTAACTTGCGTTACAATAGCTATTTTTAGCTTAATTTCGTAATATATTTATGATTTGGTATAATTATATTACTCGGACTTCTTAGAGCTATTTTTAGCTTTAATTTTCGTTTTTGGTGTAATATTATCGTCAATACGATCAACTATATCAGCAATATATGTAACTTTATCATTTATAGCATTAATATCTCCACGAGTAAATCTAACTTCATTAGTAATATTTATAAGACGATTTGTTGTACTTTCACCAAGTCTACCAGATTTATTTATATAATCAAGTAAAGTATTATGTATAGTTCCAATAAGTTCAATACAAGTATTATACATATCTTTGTGATTTATATTAGCACAAATATATTCAACATCTTTAGAAATATCATTTAATAAATCATCAGTATAACCTTGACCTTTAATAACTTGCTCTTTATAAGCAACAATTTGAGCTTTAAGATCTTCAATAGATACTATCAAGTATCTAAGTAACAATATTAATATAACTAATATTGTCGAAATTGATATAATTAAAAATACGTTCATAATTAATCGGATTATAGCCATGATTGGTTGCAACTTCTCTACGGGGAATCGCGAGGAGCGAAGCGACGAGCATCAACATCAAAATTTGCAAAATTAACAATTTGATTTTTATAAGCAATACCCACTCCGCTACGCTCCGTGGAATCCCCCGTAGAGAAATCATCACCATTTATAGCTCATTATTTGTTTGTTATTGTTTATTACTCTTAGTTTTAGCAATATTTTGCTTACTATTGATTTTATTTATAATAATAGCGTCATTAATTTCATTAATTCTACTTTTAACAGAAGCAATATCTCTACGAGCAGCGTTTATTTGTTTAATTGTATTATCTAAATCTTGTTTAATAAGGACAAATTTACGAAGAAGTTCATAAACAGATTTAATTACATTAATAAGATTGATAACAGGTTGTTTAAGTTTAACGTAAAGATATATTATAATAGCTATTGCAGATAGTATTACAATACAATAAAAAACATCAAATGCAATCATGATTATTTAATTATTAAATTTTTGTTATTTACCTGTACTACCAAATCCACCAGCTCCACGTTCAGTTTCACCAAGTTCTTCAATAGTTTCTACTTCGTCCCAAATAATTTGTTCACGATGACGAACAAGAATTTGAGCAACTCTATCTCCAACGTTATATTCAATAACAGAAATAAATGGAGCGTCAATAGCTCTATGAACTATCATGAGTTCGCCAGTATAACCCATTTTGTTATCTATAAGGCTCTTTATCCTTATAATCTACACTTTTATTATTATTGTGATATATTTGTGTAGTTCAGACTATATCATCACCACTATTTAGTGGGCAGGGCACTCGTGTCAGCATTACCGGCATCAGCATTATCTGTTAAGCCTCGGCTATTAGTCGTTGAACCTTCAACAATATTTCTATCATTGCTTGGCTGCTGATTGTCATTATCACTATGATTTTCCAGCAATTCACCCTGTTTAAAGACTCCAGCTATTCTTCCTTTTTCATCTCTAATAATTTCTTTAGTGGAATTGTGTAATTTTCTATGTTCTGACATAGTTAAAGGAATAAGATTACTAATATTATTATTAAGAGTATTTTCATCTTTATGATGAATATTTACTTCAGGTTTAAGATAATATTGTCCATCAATAATATTAAAATATTTATCATCAAACATATTATGATTTTGCTCGACAATATATCTGTGATAAGGATAATAATCTTGAAATCCTTTGTATGGGTGATTATGAAGTTTTATACATTGATATTTAAATCCATTATTTTCATAATAACTAATAGTTTCTTCATGATAATTAGGATTATTACTACCAGTAAAAATCATACTCCTCATCTTGCCCATACATTCTTTAGAACAAGTAAATTTACCACTTTTACTTCTTGCTATTCTACTTGGCTTAATATAAATAGGTTTACCACATGCAAAACATTTAGTATTAGGCTCATGTGTAACCTTTTTAGCAGCAGCAGCACAAGCAGGAGAACAATAAGTATGAGTACCGCCATAACTTGGTTTATACTCAAATTCTTTTTCACAATAAGCACAAATGGCTTTTATATTAGCAACAATATTAGAGTTACCAAAGGATTATGCAATTTTTAGAGTCTAATGTTCCGGGACTATTTTGCATTATGGCCATAGTTTTAGTATTACTACTTCTTGGACGAATTTCCATTTCATAATCTTCAGGAAGTTTAAAATGAAGTCCTGTATGATAAACTACACGGTCATCTTTTTCTTCTATACTATGAACATAAACGTCCATACAAGCATCACCTTGTTTACTATAGGTAGGAAGTTTAACTGTTTCATCTTCACGATAAACTTTAACACCAACATGATCTAAAGTATCAAACATTTTAACTAAAGTATCATAAAGAGTTCCATCATCTGGAGTTGTTGCTGCATAATAAACAGCGTCTGCTAAAACATAAGGTATTTTACTCATTTTAATTTTATTGTTAAAAGATTGTTACATATTTATTAATATATTGCCAGCAAGTTCTATCTTTTTAGCTTTACTGCCATAAAGAATAGAATCCATACGTTTAAGTCCGTTAGAATTATCTATATTAGAATAATAACCAGTAACAGCATTATAAGCACCCCATTTAGTATTAATTATTTCTTTTTGTCCAATACCACTATAATAGTAATTATTCATTTCTGCAACAACGTTAACTTTTTTCATACTAATTTCAGCGTCATTTATTGCAGAAAAATCTCTCATAATAACTTGTTGAATATTATGTCCAGTTTGATAAATTCTACTATATTCATCATCAGTAAAAACTACTTTACCAAAGAAACTTTGTACTTCTTCATCTTTTATAGTACTTTTATACATATGATTATATACTTCATTAAGAAAATTAATCTTAGATTTAGTAATACCCAATATTTCATCAGCAATATCTATATTATCATGAACAGATTTAGTATGTCTAAAACTAACATAACTTTCAGCATTTCTAATCGCAGCATTAAGAGTATTTTCACACACAACTCTTATAGGTGTTAGTAATATTTTAACTCCAGTAGAACCATCATGGGAAGTAGTAAATACAAGATAATTATCTACAACATCATCTTTAACAAAAATATTATTAGGTAATTTAGCACTAACAAATATTCTTTGACCATAACCAAAAGCACCAGCTGTTTGCCAAATAGCTTTATTTTTACCAATGGCTTTATCAAAGAATTTAAAGGCATCAATATTTTGAACAGTTGTATATCTACCTTTAACTATTCCTAATGGAATATTTTTATCAGTACGATAAATACCATAAGTATTATCTATAGGAGCGTAATCTACACCATCTTCGTTAAAACTATCTTGAATCGGACATTCAACATTCCCATTAGATAACATAGCAGCATAAATATAACATTTATCAACACTCCAATCTAAACCAGCTTTTTTAATAACTTCTTCAGAAGTGGTGCAGTCTTCAACATTTACTGCACCTTTAGTTCTAAATGGAACACCTTTAACAATATATCTACTCATTACGCTAACATTTTTGCATATTTACGAATATCATATTTTCTATCATGAACAGTTTTATCAAACTTAAAATAAACTTCATAGAAATCTTTTAAAACTTTAAGTTTAGGTTCACGATGATCAACAGTTATAATTCTATCGCCATTATCTAAAATAAGAGAACAAGGAATATTAACAATACTTTGAATAGTATAATTATGTTTATCCACAACCTCTTTTCTTATTTCACATATAGCAATATATTCTCCTGTAACAACTCCTCCTTTATTAATAAAAATAACAGGGTTATAATAAATATCTGGCTCATTTTCAAAAACTTTAGCACCAAGATTATGATCATATATATTATAAATCTTAGCTTTATAAGCATTATTATTTATTATTTTATTATCTTCAGTATTTTTTAAAATAAGAGGATAACGAATATTATTTCTATAATTAAAACTACCTATTTGTTCAAATTCATTATCTTTTAGAGTTAAAGGAGATAATAAGCCAGTAGTATAAAGTTTATTAATAGTATCTATTATATCTTTCATTTCATCATCAGACTCTGGCTTTATTTCATCTATAGCTTTACAAATATTAAGAATATTATCAAAATATTCTTTTTTATAATGAAAAGTAGGATTATTTTTATCTATTTCATTTAATATTATATTAGCTTCTCGTTTAAGTACATAAGAAAAACCAGTTTCATTATCATTAATTTTATATAATTTTCCTAACATATTATTTAAATTGAATAGATTGATTATTTACTATTATACCAACTGTAGGTTGATCTTGTTCTAAAGTTTGACAAATATTAATAACACGTTTCATTTCGTCTTTAGAAGTAGCATTAATAACTTCAGTTCTAAATACTTCTTTACCTAAATGTTGAAGAATATCTGGATTATTTTTTAATAATTCTTCAATAGTATTAGTATAAGAAATATTAATTTTAATATGTTTTAAATCAGATATATTAAAAGGAGAAAAATCTTCTCCAAATTCAGCTATACATTGAGCATTAATGCTATCTAATATACCAACTAAATCAACATCTTCTCCTGTATAAAGAATATCTTGTTGAACAAGTTCTTGAATTAAATCTCTAAATTTATAAATTAAAATATTAATTCGAGCTTCATTTATTTCGACACTTTGAGTATTCTTAGTAAATATTCTAACGTTAGGAAGTTCAATAAATTTATTATTTTTACCTGTTTCTCCAAAATTAATAACTGCTTCAAGCATTGCTTTTTTAAGACGTTCAATACGATTTTTATAAACATTTTGTCTATCATTAAATCGTTTCTTTTCATCTTTAAGAGCTTGTTCATCAACTTGCCAAACTTTAATAGCCTTTACATAACTATCAAGTTTTTCTTTAAGTTCTTCTTGTTTAATGCAAAGTTCATTATATTGCTCATCGGTAATTTCACCTTCTGCTTGTTCAACTTCATTAAATATACGAAGAATATCATTAGATATATTATATAAACTACTCATATTTATTTACTGTTTATTATTTTTAATATAATTATTATAACTTTTAACAGTAATATCGTTAATATGTTTATTTTTAAAATCATTAGTTGTTTTCCAATCAATATCATATAAATTAGAAAGTCTAATTAAATCACTATTTTCACAATCTATAGTCATTATGCTAATAAATTCTTTAATTTCAACTTTAACTCCTTTTAATTTAATAGTATTAAAAGGAATATAATAACCAGATTTAATTTGACATTCTTTTATATAACAAGTATTAAAATATCTACCAGTTAAAACACCATCTTTAGTTTCAAAAACATCATTTTTCCAAGATAAATCTGTACTAAAAGGAAGAAGTTTTTTTGTTTTAATAGATAAAATATATTGTGGAGATATAGAATAAGCATTAGTAACAAACATTTTATTAAGATATTTATAAATTTTATTATATCTTTTATTAATATATAATATTTTAGAACTAATACTTTGTTCAAATTCATCTTCTTTTAAAGTTAAAGGAGTAATTGGAACTTTATCGCATAATTTATTAATAACAGAAATATTATGTTTAATAGATGAATTAATATTATTATTTTTACTTATAGCAGCAATAACTTCTATTATATCATTATAATATTTAGAATCTTTATTATATCCATAAATAGTAAGTTCGTTATGAGCATATTGAAGAATTTCATTATCATCAATATTTATATTTCTAATATAAATCTTTTTAAAATAATTATATAGAAATTTTACTATCTTGTATTTTATCTTCTTTATTAACAATTTTATCTTCATAAGTTAAATTTATTGTTTTACAAGGAAATTCAGTAATCATATAATTACATTCAGATTCTTTAAGACCATATTCTTCTAAAATATTAGGAATATCTTCATCTAGAGTATTTATAGGAATATTTATATGAAATATTTTACTTCTATTATAATCAAAAACATATAGATGTTCAGTATCTACAAACTGTTTATTAAGAGCTTTATAATTATTATCCCCAACTAATTGAAAATCTTTTATTTTAATATTAATAATATTTTTATATTCCATAATAATTTAATCATTAGAATAAGTTTTAAGATAGAAATTAAATTTGTTATTATTACGAACATAATAAATATCTTTATAATTATCGTATTGTAATAATTGTTGAATTTGTTCTTCAACTTCATCAGCAATATCTATATTAGCACTTATTATGTAATCTATAGTATTAGTTGCAAAATTAGGTTTTTTAATATATTTAAGTAAATTATAATCAAACACATTAGTTAAATCACTTAAAAGACAATCATGAACTAATGTAGTAATATAATAATTATAAGCAGGGTGCTTAATAAATTCAATTAAATTCATATCCTAAACTTTCAAGTTCTTTTTTAATCATATTAGAAATTATTTGTGCATTAGGGTGAGCAGCACTATCACTTCTAAGTTTTATAATATGTTTCCATTCATTAATAGAATAAGTATATATACATTTTGTAGCAGTATCAATAGGAAGTTTTCCTCTGGCATCTTGACGATTAATTTTATATTTATCTACAAGCATATGATATTCTTCAAAATCTCTCTCACAACCTTTAAGATAAATATTTATTGCTTCATCTAAATCAACATTATTATCTTTATTAAACGCTTCTGCCTCTTCAGAACTTATCCAATGAGGACGACAAATATTACCATTTTCATAAACATATCTTGTAGATTGTTCAGCAATATTATTAGGACTAACACGATTAAGTTCTCTTGAAGTACTAATTTGAGTAATAATACAAAAAGTATATCTCATCATATTATAACCTATTTCATTATTAAAGAAAGTATCTTCAGATACTCTATAATAATTAATATAAGTAAGAAGAACTTGAGCATGAGCATTTACTTCTTGTTGTTCTTTTAAATCTAAAATAAAATTACCATTAGTAACAATATATAGTTTATTATTATGAAAAGTCCAATCTATATAAGGATTATTATCATATCTTGTTAAAGCAATACTAAGTCTACTTGTAAATTCTCCTATAACATAAACACTTTCATGTCTAAACATACTCCAATGGTGTTTTTTAAGCAAAGTATTAATAGTAACATCATCATTACCTGTTTCTTTACCATAACAAACTCTTGCACATTTAGCAACATGAGCTTTAACGTCATCACCTTGTTTCCAAAGTCCTACAGAAGGTTCAATTATTTTCATATTAACTTATTTAAAAAATCCTATTTGTTTTCCAACATTTTCTTCTACAAAACAATAAGGTACACCATTCTCTGTTTTAATAATAAATTCTGGTTTATCAACAAATAATTGAAAATCTTTACAAACTCCAACTATTTATCCAGTTCGATAAGGATTATTTGGTTCACTTTTAGCTTCATCAATAGCAATACACATTACAGCTTCATCTTTATATTTTGAACAATCTTCACAAGCAGTTTTACTATATCCAATAGCTTTACCATGAACATTTTCTATTTCTTTAGCATATTTTTTACTAAGTACACTATTCATAAGTATTTGTTCATTCATAGGTTTACCACAAATAGGACAAATTTCATGTACTAAAGCAAATCCTGTTTTATTTTCTGACATATTTCTAAAACTTTATAAAATAATTGCATTAAATTTCCGTTATTATCAATCTCAAAGTCAACATCAAAATTAATACGTTCGCTATTATGTTCATCAAGATCTTGATTATCACGATTAATTTTAATCAATCCCCCGTAGAGGAGTTTATCATTATTACGAATAGCATTAGCTTCATTAGCAAATCTAACATCTGGTATGATACATAATGTTCTACTTATAGCAATATCTATAACTTTAGACATTGTAGAATTTATCCAAATATTATTATCTATATAATTACGACAAATATCAGTACCAAAATATTGCATAAGTGCTCTAAGTTTAATATAAAGATTTCGTTTTTTAGCAGCAGAATATTGTATTACATTATTTAAATTATTATCAATAATATTATCAACTATATAATGATTTTTATTTCTAATTACTTCACCAAAAGTAATAAACTTACGATTAAAATAATCCCAATATTCATTATCTTTTTTTACTCTATCATCAAAAGCAGAACGAGGAATACTAAAAATAATACTCATAGCATCTTTCATACTATCAGCAAAATGAATAATTCTATCTTTATGAGAAATATCTATACTTTTTCTTCGTATAACATAATCTGCATAATTAGAACGAGTAATACCTGTTACAAATATATAATTAATCATACTTGCAACAGTATCTTTACCAGAATTTTTATGACCAGCTATACCAATAATACACTCTTTCATATAAAAAACATTTATTCTTTTAATAATAAACTTAATCCTGTTTTTAGAGTATTAATAAGATTTGTAACAGCATTTCGCATTTCAGTAACAGCAATTAATTCAAGATTATTTTTCCACATAGCTAAACTACCTTCAGGATTACTAATACTATCCCTAATAGCTTCAAGATGATAAATACTTTTAGCATACATTTCAGCTTTATCAATATTTTTATCAAGAGCTTCTATGCTTCTAATATAATCTGAAAAATCTTTATTATTCATATAAATAACTTTATTATCTTTAATACAAATATATAATATTTTTCTGAAATATATTAATTATTTTGACTCAATATAAAGCCATTTTTAGCTATTTAGATATTACGTTGAACTATTTATCATTTAGCATAACATAATTCAATATAGAGCTAAAAATAGCTATCTATCGGCGTTTTATGTAAGAAAGTAAGCTATAATAACAAAAAAAGTGTAAGCACTATAAATACTTCCACTATAATTAACACACTAAATAATAGCAAAGACATCATAATCTCTTTCACTTTCAACATATTCTATTTCAATATTTCCTCGACGTTTAGTTTCTTGAATAACGTAATCTTTAATTTCTCCTCTTAGATTAATTTGACATCTGCCATAATTATCAACACGACAAATTCTACAATTATCATCAAATTTTCTATAACTAAGTAAAACATAATACTCTCTTGCAAAAGTATTTTTATTATTTCTCGCAACTTCAATATAATAACGATAATTACTTCCATTTGCAGGAAAAAATAATAGTTTACGTTTTATATCATAAAACGGTCTTTTAGGACTTATAACAGGATTAAGTATCTCATAATTATAAATACTCATAAATTATTTGTCAATAATGTAAGTTTGTTTAACATGAAAAGGTACTTGAGCTACACCACTTCTTTCTCCATATTCAACAAACATTTCTTTTCCAATAAAATCTTCTTTATTATCTAAAACATATTTTTGATAACTAAAAGAACCTACAAGATGAACTTCAAAAGTTTCATCATTTATGTCATTACGTAGTAAAAATAAAGGAATATCTTTACGTTTAACACCTTCTGGATAAATATCAACAATAGTAAATTTACCATCAGTAGATTTCTTATATTTAATCATAGTAAGATTACGTTTACCATATTGATATTCAGCTTCAGGATTACGCATAATTAAACCTTCAAAACCTAAATCAATAAATTTATTTCTACGTTCATAAGCAACATCTCCATTACAAATATTATATTGAGGAATTACAACAAGTTTATCTGTATTATTAAGATGATCTTCTTTTGAAGTAAAAATATTATAATAACCTCCAATAGTAGTATAAAGATAATCTAATCTATTACATTGAGCAACATTATCAATAGCAATATCATAACACCAAAATTGAATAAGTTTATTTTCTTTACAAGTAGGATCTTTAACAAAATGATCAATTTCATTAACACTATGACCAGGAAGATATAATTCTCCATCAAGAATATAATGTTCTTCAATCATAGCATCAATTAGCTTCTTAGGAAACATATCTAAAAGATAACTTTCAAGAACATATAAACTATTCCAATAAGTACCTTCTCTACTTTGAAATTTAAGTCTTATAGTATTAAATAAATCATTATTGTTATGATATGCGCTAATGAAACAGCGAAGACCGTTAATTTTATATTGCCCAATATATCTACTAACTTTTTTAAAAAGTTTATTATTAGTATTATCATAAACTTTAGCAAGCATAGGCAAAAGAGTACCGTCAGCAGTAGTACGATGAAAAGGAAGATATTTATCAAGATATGATAATAGTTCCCCCTCTACGGGGAGTTGAATATTATCTTTTATATCCCATAAATTTTTATATCCAACTTTTAGTTTAGCATTAATACGAGAAGTAATTTCTGCTCTTGGTTCTCTATTAATATAAATAATATCTTTAGTAATAGTTTTACCTATAATACCATAAAAAACTTCAATAGAATTATAATCTAAAGGACGAGCATACCAAACACAAGGCTGTCCAAAATTATTACGCCTATAAAGACCTTTATTATAATCAAACGGTAACATAAATAACTTATTTTTCTTTTTTAAAACTAAAAGTCATAGAACTAATAGGAACTACAACTTCTTTTTTCTTTTTAACTTTCTTTTTCTTAGGAGCATCTAATTCTTCAAGTAAATTAGGATTATTAGAACTAATTTTTTCTAACGTTCTAAGATTTTCATAAATATAAGTTTCTTTTCCTGTAAAAATATCTTTAGTAGTATATTTAATAAATTTATTTTCAGGAAGTTTATTTTTAATTTTAGGATATGGTTTAACAGGAGCTTGAACAAAATCATTCATAACTTCAAATAAAATATTATCTATATGACAATTAATAAGTTTATCAAAATATTGATTATAAATAAATTGATTAGCTATTTTAATAAGATAATAATAATACTCGTTAATAAACATTTGATAAACAGGATAAGTAGTCATAATAACTCTTTTTCCTTCATAAACTCTTTTACAATTAAGATTAGTTAATATTTTATCAAGGATATTACAAATATCATTGTCTGTATTAAATTCTTTTGTTCTTTTCCAATCATTATATTCAATATTAGGATATTCTATTTTAATAATAATATTAATCTCTTCATTAGTATTAGGATTAAGTTCTTTCTTCTTTACTATCATAATATTCAATATTACAATCTTTATCAAAATCGTATAATTTAACAATTACATGACCTTTCATAAAACGACCAAGACCATTAAAATTTTTAATTTTATTATCAAAAACTTCTTTAGCATTATCTATATTATCAGTACAATAATAAAATTTAATAATTCCATCAATAATAACTTCTACAGCATAATTATATAACAGAACGTCGAACATTAGCTAATTTCTTTTTATCAATTTTATAAATAATAATACGTTCAGGTTTACCAATTAAACAATGATTAAATTGAAGCCATTTAATATTATTAGTAGTTTGACACCACTTAACCTTATTTTCTTTTAAAACAATAGTTCCTTTATCATAATTAAAACCA